GTCCTTGTTGACACCTTCCAGTGCTTTTGACAGCTTGGTGGTATCACCGCCGATTTCTACGGTGATGCCCTTGATTCTGTTTGCCATGTGGTTCACCTCCTCCGTGAGGGCATGAAAAAAGCACCTGCTTGATTATAAGCAGATGCTTTTTAGATTATTTATCAGCTTCACTCTGTAATATCTCAGCTAATTCTATCCATGCGGTTATGGTAAAAGACAGCTTTGTATTCTCATATGAATACCGCCATTCTATAAAATCGTCATTTTCTGCTTTCAAAAAATCAGTAAGACAGTTGTATGAAATGTTGCTAAATTTTGAAAAAACAACTTTTTTATTAAATGCTGTTTCTATTGAGGCCTTTTTATTCTGATCTAACGCTTGGAATAAATCATATATACCATGCAAACCTTTAAAGGTTCCTGTACTCTTACTAATAAGTACTTTAAGGAACAGTTCACATGAAAATACAGTATTAATTGCACAAGGGGTCATCAGTATCATTTCATCGTTGTTCTCAGGTGCGTTCAAGACTTTGGCTGCTTTTAGAAATGCTTTTGCACTTGCTAATGCTTCTTTTTGCTGCTCAGAATCCATAGAGTAAGTTTTCGCCATAACCAAAACTCCTTTTTACTAAATGTATTATAATCTTTATTATACCACATATTAGCTACAAAGTCAATTGTCAAAACGCATCGAAATCCGCCTGCCCAGCAACCTCATGCCAGCCGTCATATTTGTCATTCTCCCGTTCGGTGAACATATCATTCACCAGACCAATGGTCAAAAAATCCAAATCGCCCATTGACAAACCAAGCTGAACGCACCGCAACAAAAACAGCGGTGTGGTCATCGGTCGGTCAATCGGGCGATGTTTTTTTTAGACTTGACCTGTGTTTCTACATTCAAGCCCCAGAGGTCAATCAGCTGTGGCAGGATTTCGTAAATGCTGAACGTGTTGAACTGTTCCAGCCATTCATCCGGAGAAGCCGGAATGGCTGCATCGGCGTGTTTTGCCATGATATAGGCGATGTTCTCAAACACCTCAAGGCTCTCGATGTCCAGTGCAGAGGATTCCTCTGTATTTTCTCCCACAGACTTTTGCAGTGCTGCAAAGTCCTGATAAATATCTCTGCGAAATTTCAGACGATACAGTCTGGGAACTGCCGCACTTGCCTTAAACGGCACATCAATCCCATCAATGGTGATGTTCTTCTGAATTGCCATGCTGCACCCTCCTTACGCTTTTACAGATGCTGCGGATGCTTTACCACTCTGTACAGCGGCAGCCAGATTTGGCATATATACCGCCTTGTACCAATTCTCATAAACCTCGGCATCCGTTTTCTCACAGGTTTTAGTTTTTACCAAACCACTGTTCAATGCCGTTGCGGTCAAAGACAGCGTTTCTGTTTTAACTTCCTTTTCGTCCTCAATGGTGCTGGATTCTGTTGCCGGACGAGAGGCAGAACAACAGAACAGACAGTGACGAATCTTGTTCTTGTCGCCGCTGAATTCAAACAGCAGTGCAAACTGGGATACTTCCGCAGTATTGGTTTCCGTGAGAACGCCCTTTTCATCCAGCTTCTCACCGAGAATGTCTGTCGCAAACTCAAGCGGAACCAATGCAATTTCAAGATCGCCGGTGTAACCAGAGTTATTGTTGATCACATAGTACACACCATCGTCAGCGTAAAAATTGGATGCTTCACCTTCTGCATCGATAGACAGCGACACTGCACCGGGAATGCGAACCGGCTTTGCAAAAGTCGGCACACCTTCTTCATCATAAGAGGTGATTTTTGCATAGTGAACTTTGTTCAGACCGAATTTTACCTTGTTTTTCTCCATTGCCATATAGATCAAACCTCCATCTCATAGAGCACTTCATACAATTCTTCCGAATCAATGAATAGTTCTGTTTTTGTGTAATAAATTTCATGCTGTGCAAGCACTGCCTCCACTTGTTCTTCCAATTCCGGCTGCTTTTTGTCTGTGTACAATTCAATGTCCAGCTGTTTGCAACTGAAATATGCCACATTATCTGCAGAAAATGGATTCTCTCCAGGAGAGAGAAACAACAGAAAAGGCGGTTCAGGACTTTCGCCTTCCGCATAATGATGATAGGCGAAAGGCAGCCCCATCTCTTCCATCATTTCTGCGATTTGTTCGTAGGTCATGACAAAGCCTCCTCAATTAAATGCTCCAGCAACTGTACACCGTTTTCTTCCGCAGGAGCAATATGCGGTTTGCCGGATACCCGACCACCGCCACGCTTGGCATGCCCCTTTTCCAGAAGATGTGCCAGCTGATACCTGTTTTTAGAATGTACTGTCATCTCTAAAGAGTGACTGTTTTCGCCAGTCTTTTTCGTTGCCCAGCTTTTTGCATATTTTCCGGTATCCTTCGGGGCATTGGCGGAGATCTCGTTTTTCACTTGCGTGGCGGTTTTCCGGACAGCCTTTTTCATGGCAGTATCCGCAAGGTCTGCATATTCCTGTAAGCCCTGCATGATTTCCGCTGCAAGATTGTCAATACTGGTCATTTTGTCCTGCCTTTCTGGCTTCTGCAGTAATTTTCAGATAATCCTTGTGCAGATAATCCGGTGTAACACTGGTGATGTTGTATGTGACATCCCGAAACAAGATTCGGTTGCCTGTTACAGACGGCATCCAGTGCTGGTTTTGCCGAATGAGAAATTCCAGTGTTTGTGTTTCTTTGGTCACACCAGCATCCGTATGCTCCACAGAAGCTTTCAAAGTAACTTTTGCCCAGCAGGAAAAAGCTTCGTCCCATACGGCGGTGTGATTGCCGATTTCATCGGTAACGACACGATTCACCAGAAAGGTGATTCTCTGATTGAGTGTTCCAATTTCCATTACATCACCCCCTCTCGCTGTGCAAACAGCATGGCACGAAGCGTTAACGTCAACTTGGAAAAGTCTGCGGTATTGCGGTTTTCATAGAGATAAGAAACTGTGTAGAGCATTGCTGTCCGCACCACATCTTCGTTCTCCGAAAAGCGTTCCTCGTCCATTCTTCCTACATCCATTACCAACTGTTTTGCAGTTGAAATAAGGGAGAGAAGCAATGTATCATCATCTTCAAAATCAATCCGCAGATATTGCTTGACTTCCTGTAAAGTTACCACCCACTCCAACCCCTTTCTCTGATTACGCTTTCATGCCAAGTGTCTTTACGGCTTCGGTCAGAATCAATCTGCCATCGACACGCTGAGATGCGAGGAATCCAACCTGACCATTCATGGCAAAGACCTCATTCAGCCGCTTAAAGGAACGTCCCTGCCGGTCGCCGATCCAATAATAACTGAAATCACCAAAAGCAAGGCACTTTGCACCTGCCTTGATCTCCGGCACATAACTGGAAGTGTAGTACGGACGATTCAGAATGGTATCCGGTACGCCTGCCTGCACGGACGGATTCCAGATATAGTTTCCGGTGCTGTCCTTCAGCTTACGAAGTGCCTTTACTGTAGAATCGTTCAGTACCCATACAGCTTTCTTCCGATACGGGCTTCTCAGAGAATAGAACAGTTCCAGAACATCATCGAAAGTGATATTTGCAGTGCTGGTTGTTGCCCCGCTTTCTGCACCGCCCGTTGCAGCGAAGATACCGGTCGGCTTGCCCTTGCCATCACCAATGAAGAATGCCTCTTCTTCCTTTGCACCGATTCTTCTTGCAAATTCTTTTGCAATATAGGACGGCAGGTCAAAAGCAGCATCATTCAGCAGTTCCTCAGAGATCTTAATTGCTGTGCCAACCTTGTACGCACCGAGGGAAGCCTGTCCAAAGGTATCATCCGACAGCTTATATGCGTCCTCCTCATCCATCCAGGCAGCTTCGCCCTTAGAAGTAACGATGGGAATCTTTCGATCACCGGAGGAAGTTTTGATAACGGTTGCCAGCTGCCGGAAAATGTTTTCTTCGGTCAGGGCTTCTACCAGTTTTCGTTCAAATTCATCCGGCACAAGATAGCCACCCTCAGTATCTGTACCAACCTGCAGGTCGTTTCGGACATCGTAAAAATTGCGGTTGCGAATGCTGTTCCAAAAAGCAGTACGATATGCATCAGATGCAATTCCTGTCTTGGTATTGCCGTGAATGGAGGCGTTCGGCTTGTTCTGAATCGGCGTAGAAGTGGGCTTGTTCATCTCCGCTTCAATCTGAGCCTGTCGTTCCAGCCGCTGGATTTCCTTGCCGTATGCCACGATCTGCTGCTCCATGGCATCGTATGTCTTGCTGTCCTCTTCCGAAAGCAGACCGCTTTCATTTCGCTTGGAATCCAAAAAGTCACGGGCAGTATCCCATGCCTTGCTTCTTTTTTCTCTCAGTTCCTGAATTGTCATAGTATCAGTCCTCCTATAGGTTTTAATATTTCAAAAGCTCCAGCCGCTTGTCCAATTGGTTGATCGGCGTGCCTTTGGATGCAGTTGCAGAAATCTTCTGCAGAAAAGAATCCAGCGTTTTAGATGGTGTGTACAGCATGGACGCTGTGCTTTCCTTCTTTTTTTCATCCGGATCTTCTTCAGGAGATTCCTCTGTTTCTTCATCTGGATCTATTTTTTCGGGTTCTTCTTCTGGAGCAAACGGATTCTTTTTAGAAAAGAGAATGCCGTCTACAAATCCCAGCTGCAATGCTTTTTCTGCATTCATCCACGTTTCTTCATCCATCAGCCTTGCGATCTTATTGCGGCTGAGATGCGATTTTTCTGCATAAGCATTGATAATGGATTCCTTGACTTCATCCAGAAGTGCGATTGCTTTCTCCATATCTGCCTTGTTGCCCATGGCACAGGTCATCGGATTGTGGCACATCAGCA